ATACCATACCACATAAACTGAAATCTCTTACAGATAATCTACTAGCTCCTTCTAACTTAGGGTCTGAACAATCTGGTATTTCAACTATCTCAAAGTACCACATAGAATTTACTGCAGAGGAAATACCATTTAATAATTCATAATAAATATCTTTTGTTACAACATTAGATTGTGATATAGTTTCACAGAAGAAATCAAAGTTTATATAAAGGTTTCTTAAATATCCCCATGTTTTTGCATCTTTTTTTGTTTCTAAAACATCTGAATCTATTTTTACCATAGTTTCAAAAAAATCATCCTCACCTAACGATGTTCTAGCTGGAAATGCATAATTCTCTTTTGCTGTTTTTATATCTTGATTAAAATTTTTATTATTAGCTAAGTTTGTATCCAAAGTCTTTGATGATAATTTACCATCCTTACCCATAGATACAAAATTTTCTTTTAATTCGGTAGATGTCAATGCTTCAACTAATCCAAAATTAGGTGATTCTGGATTTGGTATAAATAAAATACTTGGGTCAGTAGAAAACATATTTGGAAATGCTCTACAAATAGTACTGTTAATATCTATAACAAAAGAATACCCCTTTTTTATAAATTGACATTTAGAATCCTTATCGGCTTCTAATTTATATCTACAAGTATTTAGTATCTTAAAGGCAAGTTCTAATCTTATAAATGATTGGTCTGAAAAAAGTGGTGCTCCTTCTGGTATTTTACCACTTGTTTCTGAACCATCTTCATTTTTTACACTAACTGATGTATCAGTATATCCCTCTACTACCTTTTCTCTAACTTCATCATCTATATTTAGAAAATTATGAGCAGAATACCATGGAGTTCCATGATAATCACCATCAGCATCATCTATTAATCCCATAATATTAGGAGTTTGTTTTGCTGCTGGTAGTTTATTGTACATTTGCATAAACAAAGATTTACCTATATTCTCTTCGTTTTTAATTTCTTGAGGTTTGAATTTTAAATCACTCTGTGATTTAGTATCTCCTGCTTGATTATCACCTTTATGTTGTTGTAAATAAGTTGGTATTTCACCCAATGTTGTTAATTCTACATCACACAAGTAAGTTTCACCATCTCCACTTTTAATACCACCGCCAGTTATATATCCTAAAAAAGAATCATAATGTCCTTCTGATTTTTTACGTTTTCCATTTGTATATACAAAATTATTATTTCTAGCTATATTACAAGGACTTAATACAGGTTCTTTTACACTTTTTGCAAGTGCAGTATTCCACCCAAATTCAACAAGAACTGTATATCCCGGTTCTAAAAAAAATTGTGATATTTTTTCTACTTGTCCTAAACTAAAACACTTTATAGTAAATGTAGATTTTCTACTTAACCCTTTATTACCATTTTGTATGGATAATCCTTCTATAATAGGGGAGGGTCTATATGCTCTATCATTACCATCTGCATATACTGAATCTCCTTGAAAGTTAGTACCAACTCTTCCTGATTTAGAACCATTACCATATCGTGTAGAAAAGTTATCAGTTGACCAATTTTTTTCAGGATTTTCACTATTTTCAGGGTCTTTTTTATTTTGAAAAGATTCTAATACTAAACCACCTGTTGAAGTAGAGCCTTCTCCAACAACACCTCCTGCAGAAACTACTCGTATCCAACATAATAAGTTAGATGCAGTTATATTTTTACCTGCTCTACTCTTTATTGTTTTAGATACATTTTTTGGTATCTTTGATAAATTTGGAAATGTAGATGACATAAACTTATTTATAAAAATTATTCATTATACTCACATAGTTCATTGGTATTCTTAACTCTGTTCCATCTGGCAATGCGAATGGAGCATCATGTACGTTATTAGCAGCTGCTATAATCCACCAAAGAGATGAGTTTTCATAAAACTGATTAGCTAATGTATCTAATCTATCACCTGTTTGAGTAACTATATAAATATCTTTATCAGACTTTGGTATCTTTGGGTATAATTTAGATTTATATACCACTCTACCATCGTTTAACTTTTTAGTTTCGTTATTTTCGTATCTACTTGCCATGATTATAACTGTGTTAAAGTGTTAAGTGAAGTTGTAGTTCCATCAGTAAGTATTACACGATATTGATGTTGAGGTCCAACCTTCTTGTAATATAATTCAAAATCAAATATTGGATTTTGTAGTTCAAAGTGCTGTCTAGCTTTTTTATCCTTATGTTCCCTATATCCTTCTGCAAATAATGCGGTAATTGGAATTACTTGAGCTGGAGTTAATCCTTTAGTATTAAGTAATTCTTTTTGTTTTTCTAATGGAGTCTTACCATCTAACTTATCAGCAGTACCACCTTGGTTTGCATTATCTGGTAATTTTGCTGATTCAGCATCAGCTGGTGTTGATTGTTTTTTACCTGCTAGATTCTTTGGTACTTTAGGTGCTTTTAAACCATCTAATGGATTAGTAAGTTGAAATCCTTTTGGTGTAATTTTTTGTGGTTTTTCTTCTTTTGCACTACCATCACCTTCAGTTTGAGCTGCTCCTATTTCTGCTTGTGCTCCTCGTTTTTCATTTATTGCTTCTGCTGCTACTTTAGATATAGTGTAATCATATGGTCTATCTTCTGCACCAACTGATTCAATAAACTTGATTGAGATTGCTACATCAATAATTTTTGGTAACCACCCTGTATCACCATCAGTTTCCCAATTAGAATCATCAGGTATTGTATATGTAAGGGATTCTATAAATCCAGTCTTGTTATTGTAAATATCACCAATTCTAAATTGCATTATTGGTGCATTTGCATATTGTGCTCCAACAGATGGATAAGTCATTTGAGTTATCTTAGTAATTTTTTCCCAATTATTATTTAATTCTACTGAACTATTACAATACATTTTAAGATTAAAAGATGTACTTCTTTCTATTGAATCAAAAGTATAAAAGTTATATGGATTTCCAGCAAATTTAGAAGTTGACCAAGAAGGTGATACATTTTCAGTAAGACCTGAAATTAATGCTCTGAACATTATAGGTTTTGTAGTTCCTATTTTTTTCATCCAAACAGGAATAAAATCATATAGGACTTTGTCACCAACTTTAGCAAAAGCTTTATTCTCATCAAGAGTGTATTCATCACCTGGAGATAATAAATTTATCTTATCACCGGGTCCTAAACCAAATTTAGAAAATAATGGAGTTGTTCTACTTTGTTTGTTATATGAAAACCCATCTGCTTCAGGTGTATAAAGTGATTGTTTACTATTTGCACTCTTTCTGTTTATGAATCCATATTCAGATTCTCCAAATAATCCATCTTTTCTTGATACTCCATATATTGGTGATACTTTAGATAAATCTAATTTTGTACCTTTAAAATCATCTTTTGATAAATACGATTTTATATTTCCATCTTTAGCTTGTTTTGAATATGTTTCCTCATCTGTATATTCAATTACTTTAGGTTCACTTGGTGTTGCTGCTCCAAGTGTATCAGGCGAACCAAATAAAGCTCCTCTGAGTTTATCTTTTGCTTTACCTATTAGTTTACCAGCTCCTTGTTTTAAGATAGTTTTAGGGTTACCTGCTGATTCTTTTAGAAGTTTTCCTACTTCAGTACCACTTCCTTCGTTTACAACTGGAGTTTGAGAATCTTGTTCTTTTATCTGGTCTATTACACGAGTTGGTATTTGATTTACAGGTATTCCTAATTTAGTATTTACTTTATCTCTAAGACCACCAATACCTCCCTCAACACCAAGTTTAGAAAGTCCTTTTCCAATTAATCCATCATCACCAGCTTCTCCTCCAGTACCTTCTTTCATCTTCTCCAAATCAGGAGTAGAACGTTGTGCTATACGAGTAGCTTCATTTCCATATATAAGTGGATTGTTTAGTTCAACGGCAGATTTAGTTCTTACACCAGTAAGTTCTTGTTCTACAAGAGTTTCTTTATCTGATTTTACAGATTTATCTTGAGTTGAACCTTTAAATAATTCTAATAGTGTTTTTCCCATCTTATGCTACTCCTAATCCAAATACGTTACCACTTCCTCGTTCAGCTCTATCCATTATAACATTGGTAACTTTATCTTTATCTAAATAAACATCTCTAGTACCTGCAGTTGTTTGTATTAACATATCCATCTTCTGTAACATCTGTGATTGATATTCTGAAAGTGAACCTTCTTCAACTGCGGTTGTTTCGGTACTACTCTCATCACCACCTAATCCTAATACAGATGCTAACTTACTAATTGGTCCAGCCAATGCTGCAACTCCAGCAAGTACTACAAGACCTGGTAATCCAGCTATTCCTAAAAATCCAAGAGAAGCTCCAAGTAAAGCAAATGCTCCAGCTAATCCTGCTATTACAGGTATCATTACTGACATTGGTCCAATCAAACCTACCATTTGAGTAATTTGTGGAACCATCTCAGAAATCATAGATGCTGCTCCTCCAAATACTTCTAATCCTTTTCCTGCCATCAAAGCACCAGCTCCAAATACTATCAATGAAGCTCCTAATAGTGCAATTGCAATTGAACCTGCGGTTATAAATGGTAAAGCAAATCCTAATGCCGCTGCTGATGCTGATAGAAGTATCAATCCTCCAGCTATTGTTGCAAATTGTCCTATACCTATATCACCCATCATCTTCATAGATAATGCAAATGGTACAAGTGCTAATCCTAAAGCTGCTACTGCAATTGAACCTTGTAATAATTGTCCACTTACTTTACCAAGTACCATAGCTATTGCTGCCATACCTGCTAAACCAGTTAATCCCATACCAACCGATGTCCAAGTTACTGAACCAAATTCTTGGAATGCTTTAGCAGCAACGAATAAAGCGGCTGATAAGATTAAGATTGCTGCTGCTCCCTTAACCATATTCATTACATTCATTCCTTTACCACCACTTGCTTTGTTTAGTTTACCTGCTACACCATCACCACCGGCACCACCAGCTGCAGTTGTAGCGGTTGATGCAATACCACCTCCACCTTTAGATGGAAGTTTGTTGAATAGTTTTCCAATACCTGGTAATTTACCAGCCATTCCTTTTACATCAACTCCCATTTGACCAGCTGCAATTGCGGCTGAACCTAATCCTTTAACCATTCCACCAAGTGGACCAGTTACAATACCAGTAAGAGTTTCTTTAAGAGTATCAAATTTAGATAACTGAATAGAACCATCATCATTTAATTTATCCATATTAGCAGCCATCTTTTGGAATTGTTCTACTGTCATTCCAGCTGCTTCAGCGGCCTGTCTTTTTTGGAATACATCCATCTTGTTGAATGCATTAATACCACCCATTTGTTTGATGGTTTCTTTTACAGAAGCACCTAACTTACCATCATATGCTAATTGTCTTGCTTTGTTAAGGTTGATATTTCTACCTAACATTGCTCCCAATTCTAATTCTTTAGTAATAGATGATTCGAAATCTAAAAGAGAATCGGTTACACCTGTAACAGTACTCATATTAACACCAAGTTTTGCTGCCATAACAGCTGCTTGTGCTATATTCTTACCACCATCCTTACCATATTCAGCAAATGCCTGTGTTGAATTTGCAACATCCTGCATTACTTGTGATGGAATTACACCATTTTGTTTAGCAAATTCTTTAGTAGATGCTGCTAAGTTTTGTGCAGTTTCAACAGAACCACCATTTAATCGTGCGAATGCTCCAGTCAGTTTAGCTGCTTCTGAACCACTAATACCCATATTAGTAGCCATTAAGTTGGTATTAAGTTGTGTTTGGAATGATAACTCCTCAATTCCACCTAATTCTGCTGATAATCCTTTAGTAGCTTCTAATGCTTGTGGAAATACTAAAGAAAGACCAGTTGCACTAACTTGAGCTTCTCCTAAGAAACCTCCAAACTCTCGTGTACTTTGTCCTAACTTATCAATAGCATACCCAGCTCCAATTAAAGCTGAACCTAATACTCCACCAACGGTTGATGTTAGTAATCTAGCCGTATCGAGAACTCCTCCAATCGTATCTTGGATTCCTTCTAATACTGCTCTTTGTTTTTCTAAAAATTGTTTTTGTTTATCTGTTAAACCTGCATAGTTGTTAGCTAATTGGTTTGTTTGAGTCATTAAAGCAATTTGTTCTTCAATTCCCTTACCTCTCTTATCTAATGAATCTAATTCTGCATTAAATTGTGATTGTAAAGATTCTCTTTGAATTACATCATTTGCTGAAAGATTTGCAATCTGTTCATTTAAAGATTGCATTGTAGATAAAGAAGATATATTCTTTTTATGTTGAGTACCAGATTCTCTCAGAGAACTAACTCTCTGTTGTTCTAATTTACTCATTGGACCGTATATACCTGAAAGAGATTTTATTCCTCTTTCTTGTTCTGATATACCATCAATTACAATTTGTTTATTCTTTATTTCTTCTTGATTAACTTTTTTTACTTCTCTTGCTCTTCTTACTATTTGGCCTTTTAGTTTTTCTTGTAATTTTATTTGTTCTTCAGTCAAGGACGTACTAATTTTTTCAAGTTGATTTAGGTCACCTTGAAGTTTTTTAATTTCTCTTAATAAATCCGATTTTGACTTTGCCATTTAATTATTTAGAATATTTCTTAATTAATGAATCAAGTTCTTGTTTTTCTTTTTGAAGTTTTGTCATTTGTTGAATTACTTTAGATGGCATACCTTGCTTTTTAGCTTTAGATAACATTGAATTAGTAGCGTTATTTTTCAATCCATCAAAGAATGCATCAGAGAACTTCTTAGCTGCTCCAAACAATCCTTCGTTTACTTTTTCTTTTGACATGGGTATCTCCTTTATAGTTTTATACTACTATAAATATAGAGCACAAAAAAAGTGAGGAATTATTTCCTCACTCTTACTGATGGTCCTTTTGGAGAAGATTTTTTACCAACCTTATCCATTTCTTGTTTTTCTTTTTTCTTTGCCTCTACTAACTTCTTAAAATAGAATCTTCTCCAATGGATTGGCATGAAGTAAACTTCTGACCAAGTAAATCCATTACCGAAGTTAACCATTTCCCAAATCTGGTTATGAAGTTGGATTGAGTAATCACTCGGAAGGGTAAAAAAACCCGGCACCAAACGGTATATCAAGTGCCTCCGTTTCACCTGTTATATCAGAAGTAAAATCAAATGTTAAATCTAAATCTGGTGAGATTTCTCTGACATAGTTTCTTAAAGCTCTTGAATCTTTAGCTAAAAGATTGTTTTTTACAAAGTTGTTAATGAATCCCGTATCTGTATTACCATCTACATCTTGTATCATATATCTCAATCTTGTAGATACATCTTGTGATGGTACATCACCTTTACCACTCAATCTCTGCATTGCTTGAATATCTTTGTTGATATCAATTTCATCCTTATGAGTGAGTAGTTTAAACTTGATAGTTTTTTTTAAGGTAGGTAATTCAAATTCATATGAATTATCTGAATTCAATTTATCAAAATCAATATCCTTAGTTTGTACTTTTGATAAATTAATATTCACTTTTTGTTGTTCTAAGGTAAATGGGTCTGTAACTTCTACTTCGTAATCTGCCCCATATCCCAAGACACGAGTTGCAAGAAGAATTGCGTTTTTATCGCCAACGAATATATCACCTATATTCACTCCTTCTTCGACCACAACAGATTCGAATAACTTATCAAGAACCACCCCCTTCCTTATCAAATTTTGGGAAGCAAGTATATCCTCTTCTTTCGCAGTCATATACTTAATCTCCACCGTACCCTTTGATAACGGGTGTCCTTCCATGTAAGTCTTACCTTGAGATGGTAATTCTATCACTTCAGTTGGAAAATCATAATTTGCCATAAACTTTTATTTTAATGTTCGTATATAAATATATAACTTTTAAAAAGTTGGAAAAAAGGCATAAAAAAAGGTTCTCACTAAGAGAACCTTTTATGAAGTATCAAAAGTATATTATAGTATTAGTATTCTAAGATTGCGTAATCGTAAGAAAGTGTTAAACTGATTTCTGATGGGTCATTTGAAGCCCAGTCTAAATCATTAAATACTGCATTGTTAATAAATGCACCTTTAAGTTTCCAATTTTCAATCTTATCACCAACTGGTCCTAACATATAGATATCGATATCTTTCTTATAGAAATCTGCATATCCATCTCTACCTGTAATAGATTCGTGTGATGTTCTCACCCATTCCATTACTTGTTGTGCTCCACTTGGAACGATTGGGTCAAATAAAGTGATTTCAATATCTTGCCATTCACCTTTACCTTTGAGTTTTCTTTTTACGTTGATGTGGTCTAATGTTACTACTTCGAAGGAAATAGAAGGTCTATTTGCCGTTTTAATCAAATATGAAGCGATACCATCAATTTCCATGATGTATCTGTTCTTCATCTTCGGTTCGAAGTTCGTGTAGAACATATCGTTAAATTCTAATACTTCTGCCATTTTTTTATTCTCCTATTATATACTACTATAAATATAGTTCTTTTTAATTTTTAGTTATGCCGTAAAACTAGCCCCAGTCGGTAGAATGTTGAAATCAATTACAATGAATTCAGCTGTCTTAGTAGGTTGTAAGTAAATTGCCCCTGCCAAGATGTTTCTATCGATTACATCTGGTGTATTGTTAGATTCATCCATTACCACTCTAAAAGCGTAAAGTCCTTGTCTTTGTTGTATTCCTTCTAAATAAGGATTAACAGTATTTAAGAACTTACCTCTCGTTTGAGATGTGTTTTGTTCGAATACAAGGTATCTTGATGTAGATGCGATGTATTTCTTCACTTTGATTAATAATCTTCTTACGTTGATTCTATCAAGTGCAGATGCTCTATCTTGTAGAGTTTTCTGTCCGAATGCAACGATACCCTCACCTGGGAATTGTGCGATTGGATTAATCTTTCCTTCATATAGTGTATCTCTCTCAGCGTGAGTTAATCTGTTTAGTACAGAAACTGCTCCGGTGATACCACCTCTGTTTAACCCTGCTGGTGCAAACCATTCAGCTGCAACTGCATCGTTTTCAGCGTAAATTCCTGGCATCAATACTGATGGTGGAACTGCTGTTAGTTTATTAGTTCTACTATCAATTGTTTTAACCCATGGGTAATAAGTACCAACGTAGTTAGAATCAACTGATTGTCCTTCTTGGATTGCTTGAGCGATAGTATCATTCTTATCAGTTACATCACCGATGAAGAATGCATCTTCTCTAGCTTCTACCATATCAGAAACTTTATCAAATACATAAGAGTGTAATCTTCTTACAACACCTGGTGCAGATACCAAGTTGATATCGAAATCATCTGGATTAGATACTGCGTTGATTGCTTTTACATATGCAACCGAACCACTTGATGTTGAAGTAGATAAGTTAAATCCTTGTGCGTTTCCTGCTCCCCATTGAGAATCATCAGCTTTAGCTGCTTTGATTGTTGGAGATATACCATCGAATCCACCTTGGAATCCTACTGTAAATTGTCTTTTGTTGATTGTAGATGCATCATCTGCAGTAGATAGAGTATAACCAAAGTTATAAGTTCCATATCCATCATCTTGGTGGTTTGGAGTTACTCCAACTGAACTAGCACCATTATATTTTACATTGATATCTGCATCGAATGCAAATACTGTATTTCCACCGATAGTTGCCGAAGCTGGAATTGGTGAAAGATAAGCAGAGTTATCAATTTTTACAAGTGTTGATTCTAAATCAATACCAGAATATTTTCTACTTGTAGATGCGTTATTAGAATCAGAACCAGTAGAGAATATTACTGCTGGTACATCCGATTCAGAACCTCCTACTAAAATAGGGTTAGTATATGCACCATGTCCAAATGGTACTGCTGATATAGGAGATGCTCCTTCTTTAACTGTTTCAACTCTAACATATTTAGAACGATTTACATAATCACCATTCATTGTCATTTTTCCAACTGCATCAATAGTGATGTTCTGGTCACCAATTACCTTTGTAATGTAATTTGGAGATGCTGGGTCCATAGATAGGTTAGTAAATGTTTCTAATATAGTAGGACTTTTATCTGTATCAGAGTATCCTCTAAGTGCGATTGAGAATGTACCATAATCAGATGCGTTAGAAGTACCTGCTGCTTTTACGTTAAAGATAGATACTTTGAATTCTGTGTTTGAATAAGTACCATCACCTAAAGTATGTAATCTGAAAAGGTCATATCTTTCACCAGAGATTAACTGTGATTGTATATAAGGAGTACTAGCGTTTGTACAATCTTGTGTAAAATCTTGGTCTGATAATGCAACTAATGAAACTTGAGAACCACTATTTGATAAATGGTCTGCAAAATCAGTTGCTGCGTTTTCAAAATATTTAAATGAATATACTTTTTTACCACCAAATGCACTTTCTCCAAATACATCTGATAAATCGTTTCCTGCGGTTGGTAAAACTGATGCTGAAATTTCAGTTCCTAATAAAGAACCTGAAATTGAGAATGCTGATGCTGAAGGTTGTGAATCTATTGCTGTTGAAGCAAGTAATTCAGTTGTGATGTCTCCATCTGCATCTGCAAGGTTATCAGTACCATGTAGTACACCGATGATTTTATCATCTTTAGTACCCACACCACTTAATTTAATTCCAAGAGGTGCTGCATGAGAATAACCACCCATATGTCCTACACGAACAATAGTAGCTACTCCAGCTTCTCTTAAATAATTTTGTACGGTGTACCCTGAATAGTAGTCTCCATTAGGGGTGCCGAATATTTCTTCGAATTCTGATTGTGTACTCACAACGGTTGGAACGAAAGCAGGTCCTTTATGGAAAGGTCCAATTATTGCTGCTCCGATTTCTCCAATACCTTGTGATAAGAAAGAAAGGTCATTTTCTCTCGTAAATACACCAGGTGATACAATCTTTTCTGCCATTTTATATTACTCCTTGTTAATTTTTTTGTATAATATACTCTTATATAAGTATAACCAACTAAATCGAAAGATTATTTTTATCCTTCTACTTCAGCTGTTTCTTCTTTTGGAGTTGGAATAAATTCACCTGTTGCCGGGTCAAAGTTACCATCTCCGTATTTTCCATTCAATCCTTCAAACAATTCTTTCTCTTTTTCTACAAGAGATTGATGTTGTTGAATTAGTTGAGTTTCTTGAGCCTCAATTTGTTGGATAGTTCTACTTCTTTGAATAGAAAGTTGTCCTAATTGAGTAAAAGTTCTCCCAACTTCTTGACGTAATTCGTTAATTGATTGGATTTCCTCTTCTGTAAACTTAATTGCTTCTGCCATTTTTGTAAAATTTAATTAATTATTGTTATCAATATATATAAATATATAGTTTTTCACAAAACGTAATTTTTTATTCATTAATTTTCAAATGTATGAGAGAATGTTAAGGTATCTGAAAATGCTCCATATACACCCATTTCTCTTGCTCTTACTCTAGCATACCAAGTACCAGTTGAAAGACCAGATACATTTAAAGATGTTCCACTAAACGTACCACTATGAGTTCCATCAGGTGATGAGAAATCTGAGTTATCATCTACATCTAAATCATAATCAGTTACACCAGTTGTACCTGTTGCACTTGGAGTTGTCCAACTCAAGTTTGAATCTGCAGCTCCAGCTGGATTGTTATATGAAATAGTTGGTGCTGATGGACCTGTGAAATCACTCCAAGTATTTGTACCCTTGTTATGAGTTATATACCCATTTACCAAGTAAGTATCATGTTCTTCAACATCTATTGATACAATTTCTACTGTACCATCTGTAATATCAATCGAAGCTACAGGTTCTTTTACAATAGTACCATTATTAGATTTTATTAACTTATCACCAATTACTAAGTTGTGTAATTCCTTAAATCTATATAATCCATCTACTGAATCTTCTACTAACATAGGATGTTCCGATGTACCTGTAATTTCACCACTATTAATATCATAATATCTTGATGCGAAAGAATAAGTAAGATTTACTACTGTTACATCTTTAGAAACCTCACCAAGTTCTGAATTAGACCAATCTAAAAAGTTAGAAGAATACTCATCATCTGATAATCCATCTAAAGAATATCCTTTTAGTACATCTCCTTCTTCTAAATCTCCTGCATCTACAATTGTACCATCTGCTAAAAGAATAGGTGAATCTGCAGTTAAACATAATGATGATGCATGTCCATCGTAGTTATCTACGTTATAAACTGTTTTTTCAATATTTTCACCCATTTCACCTTGACCAGCTCCACCGATGTGTGCATTGTAAACTTCATCATATACTACTCTAAGAGTATTCGATGCTACTTCCAATCTTGTATCAGTATTTGACCTATCGGCAAAAGTTAAAGTTGCTGTCTTGTGTTCATCACCTCCTATTGTGATTGTAGTACCTGCTGCTACCGACCATGTAAAGTTTCCATCGTATTGACCTAACTTACTATCATGGTTTGAACCTGCCCCACTAAAACTCAAAGTGTAATCTTCAGAGGTGCTTTCAACACCATAAGTGAACCCACTAAGTGAACCAACCGAATCGATTGCGAACGATGAAAAACTAATGTTATCTCCTGCCGATGGAGTTGTACCCATTATATCAGATATTGCAGCCGTTGTAGCTGCTGTTGAATCTCGTAAATCTGCTAATGATAAAGTATCTCCACTTGAAAGTGTAGCCATATTATTCTCCTAATTATATATTATAAATATCAAGTAATTCCTTTACCCACTTATCTTTATTGGTAAAATTATCAATCATATGTTTTTTAAGGTGTAAAAACCACTTATTTTTTTCTTCGTAAGAAGTTTCTAATAACCTATTATAAATATCAACAAAATCTTTTTTAGAAGTTGCTCTGTAAGGATATTCTAAACTTGGTAACCAAGATGTATGTAAAATTGGTAATTTTCCCCAATCTACTGCTTGGAATATTGAATATCCAAAAGGTTCATAAGTAAAACAAGAATGCGATATACCCCAAGCCATATTCCAAAAATTATCACCAAAATCTGGTTTGTAATGATATACTCGTATTTTGGAGGTATCCATTTTATATCCTTTTTTAAATACACCATTAAACATTTGAGAATCTGTAAATACTAATGCATCTAACCCATCTAAAAAATGTGG